CAATACGTTTACGTTTGTAGGCGTAACAGGCTGTGTGCCAGATCCACCAGATAGCGTAAACTCTGAACTTGTAGTCAATATCTGCAAGAAACGCGCAGGAAGCATGTGCTTAATTACGTTTACCTGATCTGAAGCAATGGTGAAGTTTACCGCATCATCATCATCTGTCCCTGGTGAATGATTTTCAAAGTCAGCAGAAACACTCCCAAATACGGTCTGTGGCTGGTGTGTAGTCCCCGCAAAGTACAAACGCTCCTCATAGAACGCAACGGCTCTGGGGAAGCCTCTAACGCCGCTAAACGCCCCTTCTGACCAGCGAGTAGACGCCCCGCCCGAACCGACAAAGGCTTGAGGCAAGAAACCGCTAGTTGTTTGTACTGTCGCTGTAGCACTTGTGCCGCTTGCAACAGCAGTTATTTTTAGGCTACCAGTGCCACTATGCAGATATTGCCACTCAATAGATCCATATGTTTCGATGTGTATGGTATGAACAGGCGGTAACTTACCACCGTTTGTATTGCCAGCAGTTACGTTTCTATAAACATTTCCAGCGTAACGCACCTCGTCATTCTCTGCATAGCTGGTATTTGTTTCCCATTCTGGGTGTGCTGCCTCAATAATCTCACGCAACCGCCATATAGAACCTACATGCCCAGACTCAAATATGCTGGCAGATGCAGTAACTGTTACAGTACCTGACTCTGCCGAAACATATATTGTTGTTGCAGATACGTTTTCATCTAAGTATGCGCCGTTGTAAAACTCAATATCAGTCAATGTCCAGCCAGTGTGCGCCACAGTTCTTGTAAGCTTTGCTGGCTCATGGTTCTTGTGTGCTAAGTATAAAACATCAGCAGACTGAGCGTGATTTAACTCAAAGATCTCAGTAACAGAATACGGTGTGGTTATCTCTACAATCTTACCAGATGTACCGCCGCTTGCGTATGTGGTGTAACTAGTGCTGTTTACACCAGATAACTCAAATGTATTAGTAGTGACCCCAGCTACCGTAAACTCAACATTGTTCACCTCTGTCATGCCTACAACGCCAGATATAACAACTCTGTCACCGTTACTGTAACCATGAGAACTTGCAGTTACAACGGCTGGGTTAGCTTTTGTAATAGCTGTTATTGTTTTAGATGACTCAGTTACAATACCGCCATCTTTGAATACACGGATGTAGTTAGCACCGAACTCAAGCACATATGCTTGCTCGTCACTGTACTCAAAGTTCATCAGGCGTACTTTGCCGCCATCCTTTGACGAACCAACGTAGTATGTTCCAGGCCGTCTAGTAATACCGCCCTGTGGGAACACAATCATGTTTGATAAGGTTTCTGCGCCTTCATTGTACTTGGCTAGGTCTATGCGTCCAAACAAACGCGGAGACAAAGCACCAGCGCGGAAGTTAGTTATAATGCTGGAAATCCGCGCCATATCTTAAAACCTAATGTCGATAAAGTAATCCGCTAGTGGCTGCTCTGGATAACCTTCCATAGCATCAACACCCTTGGCTTCTTTAAGGCGTTGCTCATACAAGTTAAACATTTGCTGTGAAACAGTGTTACTGCCTGTGATCGCATACGCTGTATCAGACGCAAGCCTGTGAGCCACAGCAGTTGAAAGCAAAGGATCATACTGCTCTGTATCAGTTACACGAGATATGTAAACGATCTTACAAGCATCCTCATTGCTAAGAATGTTTCTGCCTTCAATCTTAAACATAATGTTGCTGTCATACGCAGCAAGTTCGTTATTTACGTTGTTATTCCAAAACGACAAAACCCGCAAACAATATGGGTCTGTCGGGAGAGGAAACGAATATGTAAAACCAAAAGGCGGTGATGTACTACTAGCCGCTAACTCTGCTCTTGCTATTGCAACATTCCAAGGATGTGTTCTTAGAACAGAATCCTTAGCCACATCAAACTTACGATTGCAAAGTCGCGCTTCTTTAGAATTTTCATTGAGAGAGGTTATTGTGGACGCGCCAAGCAAGTCCATAGCCTCGTTACAAATATCCACAACTGATGGCATAACCAACTCCTAAAGTTAGGAAGGGGCGACGAGAGCCGCCCCAACCAAATCAGTCGAGAACCCACTTAATTGTAAGTTCGATTGTGCCTGTACCAGCAGCACCGCCCATGGTGACGCTGACAGGTAGACCATCTTTGTCTGCACTAACTACAGAGCCAGAACCCAGAGCAAGAGTAGCAAGAATGTCTACCTTTTGCGCTGATGTTGAAGCAGCCGCAGCTTTGTATGCAGCAGCACTAGCAGAAACGGCAGAGCCATCGCTGTCAGTGTGTGCAGCATAACCTACAGACAGAGTTGTAGAACCACCAAGAGCATCATGTGCAAGTGATCCCTCAATCAAGCGTGCGCCATTTGGGATGTTAAACATCTCAATAACGTCACCTGATGCAAGAGAAGATGCCTCATAGACAGCATGTGCAATACGGATGCGTCCAGACATTTCAGTTGTGCTGATGTTCTCAGAAGGAGTGGTTTGATTCCACTTGGTCTTTTGAACGGAATAAACAGTAGCCATTTGTCAGACCTCCTTACGATTCGTCACAGTCAATCTGAACAACTTTGGCTTCTTCCATGCGAGTCGCGCCAACGCTCATGCAATAGTAGACCTGAGTTGCGTAGCCTTTGTCAGCACGCTCATCAATTCTTGCAGAAACATCTTTGCCAATCCCAAGGGCAATGCCATCCTCTGCCCATGCGAAGCATGAACGGATGTTGCCAGACTTTGACAGTCGGTTTGTCATGATAAAGTTGAAGCCCATAAACTGGTTTACTTCACCTTGTACGAGAGCCTTGACCGTGTTGAAGTCACTGCTGGTAACATTTGTGTCACCAAGTAGGGCTTCAATCTGGTGTGGACTTACCGCAATGTAGCGCGGGATAGATGGGTCAACATCAGATAGATCAAGAGTTTTCTTGGCTGTACGCAACTTTGCAACAGTAAGATCAGCACCGCCATTGGCAATCTGCTGTCCTGCTGGAAGCGCAGTTGAAGTAGAACCAGTTTCGCCTGTGAAGGCATTCCCCAGAGCCGCAGCGATAACAACGTCATCCATTGCGCGTCCCATTGCTGATGCCGCAGCCATTGCATATGCACTGGTTGGGTCAATCAACATGCGGATCTTATCCTGATCGTCAATCAGATCAGCATACTCATAGTCAGCAAGACTAACACGGCGTCTTGCATGTGGGGTGTCGATCTGCGGAGTATCCGCATGGCGTGTAGTACGCAACTGCGCGGTAGCTACACCCACTTGATCGAAGAAGGCATTTTTGCCAACAACATTCTCAACACGAACTGCATCACGCATACGGGAACCCATCTGCTGTGATAGCATCTGCACGTTTGCAGAATACTGTTGTACAAATGCCGTAGTGATTTGAGATGACATATCGTCACTCCTTTTCTACAGGTTTCATTTGAACTTGCAGTGTGCTACCCGACTGATCGGACACTCCTAGTCTTTTGAGCCGACTTAGGGCTATCGTCTTTCCGATGGTCTTGAGGACGTTTTTCAACGCTACCCTCATCTACTACCCAACTATAATACTTATCTGCCAGTTCAACTGGATTCAAAACATCACGTTGTGTACCAAACTCAACTGCCATTCTAAGGCATTCTAGCCGAATTTCCAATGGGTTAAATATTTCTTCTTCATTATCCATGAATCATACCCATCAAATTCTGCACATGACCCACAGCATTATCATGCCCTGGATCTTTCTTATTGAAATACGCATGGTTTTGATTTCCGTATATAGCATCAAGTTCTGCCTGTGCTTGGTTAGGCGTAAACGCAGTATTTCTAGCACCGTCAGTTATCGTATCTTCACTGATTACGCTATTACGAAACTCACCCATAGCAGCAAATGCTTTGATAAACTCAGCGTTGTTACCAACCTTTGTCCCATCAGCAAGCTGTATGTTTAGCAATGACTCATCCGCAAACTCATTAATTAAGCTTTGAGCAGCAGATACTTTGTTGTCATACGCTTGTCCCCATTCCTTTTGTAATTCAGATGCAACTTGTTCAGCTTGCTGTTCTGCAAACTGCTGCATACTTTCAGTGCCTTGGGCTACATTGCTTTTGTAGTATTCCAAAACACCCTGTGCCTGTTCTGGCGTAAGACGTAACTGGTGCGCTACATCAGCATATTGCGTTGCAACATCCTCAGTAATTATATTCCCATCTACAGCAATCTCATACTCTGATGGTGACTCTGGCCTACCTAAACGACTGTAAATATTATCTAAGTCCTCGTCAGTAGGGTTTGCTGGCAACGGAACCTTGTCTGCGCCAATTAATCTTTGAGCATTCACGTAGGAACGCGCAAGGTTTTGTACATCTTTGATAGGTGAAATGCTGGGATGATCCCGCAAATCTTCTGGTATCATATTCAAGAAATCGTTACCAGACCCGCCTGATGCTACCTCTGCTGGGGTTTCCAGCATTGTAGGTGTTGCTTCTGGCTGGGCTACCTGTTCGATAGCTTCTTCTGACATAATTACTCCTCATTCATCATGTTGTGGATATGCAGTATTACTGCACGTTTTCCTTCTTCAAAGGCTGTAGCGTTTGGATCTCCCGCTACATAACTTGAACCACGCCAGTTACAGCGTGATTCCAGATCAGTTAATATCTTTTCCCCAGCAGTGCCACTAAATACATCTGTGTACATCCGCTTTAATTCATTTATTTGATCGTTCAATCGCTAACCATCCTTACTGCTTGTGCTGCTTGTGCGGCAGTATAAACATCTTCTTGTTCTTCCTGACGCGCCATTTGCTGTTGTTGCATTGCAGCACGTTGTTCACGCTGGTCATCCACAACAGATTGCGGATTCACAACTTTCTTAGGCACACCTAAAGAGTCCATAATATAATTAACCAAGCCATCTGGGTTGATGTAGTCCTGTACAGGCAATGCTTGCGATAGTGGCAATAGGATTTCCAACGCTTGCATAGTGCCATTAAGACTGCTTGATTTCTGTGCGCGTGCCAGTGGTGATACATACTCAATATCCACATCAACACCCTGCAAGATCTCTGGCGGCAACGGAAGCATGTCAGCGCGTAACATCAACTCAAATGTACGATCAATCAATGGACGTAGCATCTCGTTCATCAAACGGCCTAATGCTGGGCTTATAACGCGCATACGCTCCTCTTGGCGTTGCACAACCTCTGTAGCTGTCATATTTGGTGAACCGCCTGTTAGAAGCTGATCTACATAGAATGCAGAGCGTATAGCATCTCTACGCTGTTCTTCCATCTGCAAGCCGATAGGAATGTTTGCACTAGTGTTTAGCGGTGTAATAGTGTCCCGTGTACCAGAACGGAAGAAGTTGAGGCCACCAGGCTGTGTACGGATGGGGAGAAGAAATCCGTCATCAGGAACAAGCAAGGGAGGATCTATCTGTTTCTGAGCAGCTTGTATGATAGTTTTAGACATAAGATTTATCATCTTAACATCTGGCAACGCTGTCATAGCTGGTGACCTACCCATTACTTCCCCCGTTGCCTTGAGGAAGCGTGGAACAACGTATGGAAACTCTTGGAAGCCGCCTTCCGCAATTACCATCTTTGTTTGCATACAGATGTACATAGATGCAAACGGCATGTTTTTGTTGTCTTTTTTATTAGGGTCACGCTCTTGTCTAGGCATTACAGCGTGTAAAATTTCTACTTCTTCATCTGGCTTTTTCTCAAAAGTTTTCTTAATGAAATCGCCAACTTTATCAATTCCAAACCTTTGCACTGCCTGTCGTGCAGATATTTTGTATTTACGGAAAACTGTATCAACTATCCCATACTGATCTTCAGCAACATAAAATTCTGAAATATGTCTTGTGCTAAAGCGTAGGCTCTCACCGTCCATCTCTGTGAACATGCAACCAGTGCCAAACACAACCAAGTCCACATACATCTCATGAACTTCTGTTTCAAAGTTTGACATGGTAAATGCACGCATCATGCGCTGGCTAGTTTCTTCTAACCAACGCTGGACTTCTTCATCACGGCCTAACTCATCATCTTTTAGGGTAAGGTGAAACCACGGTGATGCACCGCTTGTAAGCATCCCATGCAAAGAAGATGCAAGTAAATCAACGGCTTGCAGTGCAGTGCCGTCATAAATAAGTTCCATTCTTTTTTCACCGCGACTGCGCTTACGCACAATATCGGCTTTGCGTGGCAGCATGTAGTCTGCCAGTTCCTGATAATGGCTATCCCAGTTGGAACGCTGGCTTTCTAGGTAT